TCAACTATTTACAGTGTTGCGTAAGCTGATACGTTACCGATTACCGATAAGTTACCAGATGCGTCAATCTTAGCTGTGTTTACTCCACCAACTTTAATTAGTAGATCACCATTGCTATCCTGCTGTAAAGTCCAGTTACCTAAGTCAACCACGTCAGCTTCTACAGTTGTCGCGTCTACAGTAGTAGCGTTAACAGTAGTAGAGTTAACTGTTGTGATAGCACCAGTAGTGGCTGTAACAGTAGTGTAGTTAGGCGTGGTGTCTATTACGTTAGCCGCTGAGAATGCTTCAAGAGCAATTTCATCGCCTACGTTGGCAGCAACACTCAGAACTACGCTAGTGTTGTTAGAAGCAGTAAAATCTGAAGTGCCTAAGCGAACGCCGTTTACATACACTGTAATCTTGCCAGTTTGGTAAGCTACAGGGAACTCAGTAGTAGAACCGCTAGTGTACGCACCAGAGTTAGTTCCTACAACAAATTCAGTAACAGTTCTTTCAACTGCCTCGCTGTCTGCGTTTTCAAAACGAGACTGAGACGCGTTGTAAACAAGCACTTGGCCATCAGTAACAGACTGAATGTTAACATCATCTAAGTCATGCAACTCTTCTCTGTGATTCAGATCAGAAATCTGAGACTCAGTGATAGTGAGTGCAGCTTGGTGTGCGGTAACTTCAGCTTCAGTCGGTGTGTAATCCTTGATAAACCCAGCAGCCGTAACAGAAGAGTCTAGGCTAGCGGTTACAGCTTCGTTGCTGCTGTTACCAAGGAATATGTTACCAGAGTTAAGGTTAGGAGTAGCGTTAGCACGTCCTGCACCAGTAACAATAATTACACCGTTAGAAGAGTGTACTTTATTAACTTTAGCAAAGTTCTGAACAAGAGCGCCTTCGCCTGCAGGTTTAGTTGCAGTCAATGCACCAGAAGTACCAACGTACAGAGTGTCACCAGCTGAGAAGCTAGATGTGTCCATACCTTGCATCTTACCGATAAGAACCGCTTCACCTTCTGCAGAAATAGCGATATCGGCAAGGATAACACCAATAGCAGGCATAGTAGAAGCAGATGTGTTATCCGCAGGTTGTACTTCAGCAACAGTTCCTGTAGAACCAGACTGATAAACTACAGTACCAGCAGTAAGCAAGCTACCGGATACGTTCTTAACGTTCTCGATAATGCTACTACCTTCGGCAGCAATAGTCAAAGTGTTTGCAGTATCATCGTATGTAGAAGTGATGTTATCACCTGCAACGATAAGAGTACTTACGCGATCGTCTACTAGCTCGCTAAGGTCTGCTGTAGCTACATAGTCAGTAGCGGTTTCAACAGCCATAGTACCTAGACCAGAAATGTCAGTAGTTGCATCGATCTGACCCAGAGTGATTTCCTGGTTAGAAAGAGTCAAGTAGTCATAAGATCCAGCTAGAGTTACGTCAACAGAGTGGTTTGCACCAGCTTGGTCAACATCAAGGGTAGCGCGAACGGCAGCAGCATCAGCATCGTCAAGGAAAGTCAAGGCAAATGTAGAGATTTGGCTGTCGTCAACCTTAGCAGCTAAAGCAGTTGTCATAGAGCCAGCAAAGTCAGCATCATCGTTTAATGAAGCAGCTAGCTCATTCAAAGTGTCAAGTGCCGCAGGAGCAGCATCAATAACAGTAGCTATAGAAGCAGTAACTTGAGCAGCTGTCTGATAAGTAGCATCGTTAGTAAACGCAGAAACGTTAGTAGGAACACCTGAAAGGTCTGTGTAATCACCAGAAGAGGCGACAGTAGCCAATACTTCAGTAGTGTAAACTCCAGAACCGTCAGTCTTCATAACGCCTGCTGAAGTGAAGTCGCCATCAAGTAGTGAGTTAGCAACGTCAGCAGCTACTAAGTAGTTAGCGTCGTTAGTGAAAGTACTTACGTTTGTTGGTGTGTTAACCAGGTCACTATAGTCAGCACTAACAGCAACGGTAGCAAGACCGAGAGTTGTACGCTGAGCAGTAACATCTGCGTCGTCAATAAGCGCTTGACCAGCAGCTGTGATAGTTGGTAGGTTATCTAGATCTGTGTAGCTGTTTGAAGTAGCAACAGTAGAGAAACCAGCGTTAGACAAGCTTTTGTTCTGCCATACGCCTGCTGCAGTGTTGTACTGAAGTACGTCAGCGTCAGCCACGGAGGCAACGGTAACGTCCTGTAGAGTACCTATAGCAGTAGTTGTAAGGTTTTGTAAAGCTGTATCAGCAGTTGAACCTTGGGCTGCAGTAGCATAATCAGCAATAGCAGTGGTTGCAACGTCGCCAAGACCAAGAGTAGTACGAGCAGCTGAAGCGTCAGTTGACTGGCTGAATGTAACACCATAAGATGTAACAGCATCAACAACAGTAACACGAGCATCAGTAAGCGCGTTAGTATCTGCCTCTGCTTCATACAAAGACTTAATTTCAGCACCAGTCTGATCTGCAGTAGCAGAAGCTTCAATAGCTGCTAGTTTAACCTGAGCGGCATCATCGAATACGTTAGTATCTGAGTTATTCTCATAAGCAGTCTTGATTTCTGCATCAGTTTGATCAGTAGTAGCAGTAGCTTCGATATTAGTCAGCTTAGTAAGCAAAGCGTCTGTTAAAACGTTAGTGTTTGACTCAGCGAAAAGGCTAGTACGGATTTCAGCACCAGTCTGATCAGCGGTTGCAGCTGTTTCAATGCCATCAAGCTTTGTATGGTCAGCATCAGTAAAGACATTAGAATCAGTGGCTGCTTCAACAGCGGTACGGATTTCTGCGTCGGTCTGATCGGCGGTAGCCGCATCTTCGATACCATTAAGCTTTGTGTGGTCAGCGTCAGTAAAGACATTAGAGTCGTTAGCAGCTTCTACAGCAGCACGAATCTCAGAGTCTGTTTGATCAGCAGTAGCTAAGGCTTCAATGCCGTCAAGCTTAGTGTGATCCGCATCGGTAAACTTATTAGTATCTGCTTGGCTTTCATACAAGCTTTCGATTTCAGTAGCTGTTTGATCACCTGTAGCAGCATCTTCAATACCATCGAGCTTAGTACGATCAGCATCTACGAATGCGTTAGTGTCTGCTTCACCTTCGTACAGAGCTTTAATCTCAGCACCAGTTTGGTCAGCAGTCGCTGCGGCTTCGATACCATCTAGCTTCGTGTGATCTGCATCAGTGAAAGCGTTGGTATCTGCGTTGTTTTCATATGCAGTCTTAATCTCGACATCTGTCTGGTCTGCCGTAGCAGCATCTTCGATACCGATAAGCTTAGCAAGCTGTAAGTCTGTGACATATTTATTATCAGCGGTAGCCTCTGCAACGTCAGCAGTAGTCTTTGTTGCCAAACGTGTGTCAAAAGTGCTATCAAAGTCAGCAGAAGCGAACTTAGTAGCAAGCTGGGTAGTCATTGTACCTGCGAAGTCATTATCGTTATTGAGAGAGTCTGCAATCTCGTTAAGAGTATCGAGAGAGCCAGGAGCTGCATCAATAAGGTTAGTAACAGCAGTTGCCACATCAGTTGCTGTAGCATAGTTGTTATTTGTTAAGTAAGTTTGTACTTCGGGATCACCGTATGATATACCGACGATAGTGTTTTCAACGTCTCCATAAGAAACGCAAACAATCTCATCAGCAGCAGCTACGGGAGTAGCGAATACAATAGTAGTTCCGGTATTAGCAGTAATGTCCACACCTTGTGTCATGTGGATACCATTCATGTATACTTCTACAGCAGAATGGGGAGTAGCTACTACGTAATTTGACGGAAATGTCGTAAGGTTACCATCGTACGTACCTGAAGGCGTACCGGCAACATAAATGTCTCTCTGAAGAGCAGTTGAACCTGCTGTCATCGCAACAAAAGCACCACTTGCGTAGATCATTGCTTGCGACGTAGTAGGGTTGAACCAAATTAAGCCTTCAGACACGTTAGCGGGCTGAGATGCTGAGACAACAACTTCAGCGCTTTCTGGAATAATGTTATTAAACATGTGTCATATCTCCTTTAAAGATCATTTATTTAGATTCTGAGAGATAAACTTTACAAGTGGTCGTTCCTGTAGCTACGATTCTCATATGAGGCATAAGCACGGCTTCTTCAATTGCGTCAGTCGTGTAGGTTTTAACAGTAATCCACGGGGCATTCTGGTTTACCTTGCCTTGAAATTCGGCGCTGCCATCAGTCATGACAACTTGAATGATACCGCGCTGGTTAGAGCCACGAGCAGTATCAGGGTGACGGATCTGCGATGTATACCCACCGGTATATAAATCAGCAGGATCTCTAAATATAAATTTTGTTGGTGTATCTGCCATTGTTTTCTCCATAATGGTCAATATTTCGTGCCACTTCACCTGGTTAGGTTACTACAACACCTTTGTGCATCACTTCCGCGCTAGCGTACTACAATGCGTTCACAGTCTATAGAAGATTTCCGGATTTTCTACAGTCTGCGCGACATCCCTTGCGGGAATTCGGTTCCGTTTTGGAATTTTAATAAAAAATGGGACTTACCGCGTGCTAACGCACGACGAGTCAGTTCCCAGTAGTTACGGCTCATGTGAACCGTTAGTCATGGCTCATGTGAACCAGTAGTACTAACCCAGCTCTTTATTAATAAGCTTAGTTAGCCATTTGTCAACCTCATTGGAAGCTAAAAGCAATCCACAGGTGATAACAAACAGGATAGCTAGAAAAGTTTCCATTGTGCTGTTCCCTTCTAATACGCGATACAGAGTATCGACGACGGTTAAGTTATAAGACGAAAAATGCTACTACGATTGCTAGAAATATTACATCGAGCATAGTTTGAGTCTCCTAATTGCGTGGTAAGTGGTCTTTGTTTCTGTATGTCTTAATAGCATGACAATTGGCACAGAGTACTTGACACTTGGTTAGTTCTTCTTCTAAGTCGGACCAGGATAGGTCATCCCAACCTGAAGAGCGAAGTCTTCTGTGTTTACCAAGAGCAGGATCGATATGATCTAGCTGGAGAGCAACAGGATGCTCATTGTAACCACATTCAGCACAACCTCGGGCTTCTTTATAGTCCCAAATGTACTTTCTTTTGCGGTTACGGTTATCTTTACATATTGCCATAATCGGCTCCTAAATAGTAAAAAACCACCCCCACTCGTCATCCACTTTTTTAAAATACGATATAAAAAGCTAGGCGGGCAGGCGGTGGCCTTAATGGTTCGATTAAGGTTAAGGCAGAGCTGAGTAAAGTTACTTTCTGCGTCCACCTTTTTTAATCTTCTTACATGGATATGCCATAATGGTCTCCTGTAATGAGCTGACTTAATTAATGCTATATAACAGCACAAGCCGAAGCGTCAGCGTCGTTTATCGTCGGCTTTAATAGGAGCTTGCCTCAGTTCCTCGACAGCACCGGCAGCGCCGTTAGTCATCCCCGGAGTTAAAACGGGGGTGGGCCAACACCTGGCACCGCGCATAGGCAGCCCGCACCCGGCGCCTAGCATGCCGCATAGCTCGAGGTATACTGTGCGCCATGTCGGCTTACCGTGGGTTATACTGTGTGTATGACCACGAGATAGCACCGTATATGTCGGCTTGCTGTGGGTTATACTGTGTGTGTAGCCTGAGGTATAGCGATAATGTGTAGGATAACGGCTAGCAGACTTCAGGGAGTATGTCTCTTTGGTAGCTAGTGGCGTTAATTGATATTTCTTCCTAAGACATTATATATCATTTCTTTATTTAGCTGTATCATGTTTGTCGATTCAGCTAGTTAAAGAAGAGAGGGCTCTGAAGAAGACCCTATAGGTTATATACCTTAAGTTATTCCCTATAAGTTATTACCCATAGGTTATTACCTTAGGCTATACCCTATGTTATAACTAGGAGTCTTAACTAGTAGTCTTAACTAGTAGTAATTAACTAGTAGCTATCTCTATAGTATACTTAGTAGAATAACTATGAGAGGTTAACTATGCTAAGACTAATAATAAACACCAATATGCGTTACTTCATATGGTAGTTGTTAGTAGTTATTATATAAAAAGCTATCAGGTAAGTGCAGTTAGAGTGATATTATTAGTGAGCGCATAGCGTGTTCTCTCTTATACTATCTCTCTTCTCTTCTTCACTTCGAAAAAAATAAGGTTAAGACTTATACCCTCAGACACTCTAAGATATCCCATACGGGATGTCCTAAAGTATCTGAGGGTTTTTTATCAAGTTAATACTATCCCATAATGGAATGTAATAATCCGTGCCAAATAATGAGGTTAACTATAACAATCATTGTCATTAGCGTGTAGTAAGTGAATGTGCTCATTCTGTCTCCTTAAAGTATTACCTTTAGTACTACTACCATAAGTAGCATACCTAATCCTACTAGAGCTACTGCTTCTAGCATTACTCTGAAATCGGTCTTCATTGTGATCTCCTATAGTCCATTAAGCATAGAAGAGGGAACTTTCTTGCCGTGTCTCTCTTCATTTAACTCTGTTTGGTATGCTAGCTTTTCTCTTTCTAGCAAACGATAAGCAGCTGTTATATCTTCTAGCGCTCTTTCTAGTTGTGCTATTTTAGCCTTTAAGAGAGGTATGTTTTCTACGGCTGCTTCGAGTGATGCCATTCTAGACATCTCTAGGTTACGTGAGTGATCAATCATAACGGTAGCTCCATCTGTGTTTCGCCATCTGGATAGCGTTCTGCTTCTTCTCTTTCTCTTTTAAGAATATACTCTTTAATATCTGTAAGAGCTCTGACATTATCGTCTCTAAACTTAGCGAAGTTAGGATCACCAGTTTTGTGGTACATTTCGTCATTACGACTGATAGAGTTTTGTAGGTCTTCGATTGTTGCACGAAAAGAATCTCTGATAGCAAATGTTAATTCTGGCATTTAAGTCTCCTTAGTTAGGCTTACATTTAAAGCTGTGAGCAGTTACGTCATACGTATGCTCTATATTAATTCTGTAAGCTGAATCAATACACTTTTCTAAACTTTCATAACCTGACGAGTGCTCAATAGTTGTGACAAACCGATGGTTGTTTTCAACAGGCACAAACGCAATAATGATTACGAATAGTGTGTACATAATAATCTCCTTTGAGATAATCTGAATAAAAAGCATGTTTAACGTCATGCCTGACGAATCACGCCTCCGAACGTGAATGTGGTGCTGCTTGACGGACTCGAACCGCCGACCTGAGCATTACTAATGCCCTGCTCTACCAACTGAGCTAAAACAGCATTTAACTGGTTAGGATATACCTTTATCCTTTAACTAGCTGAATGACGCTTTTTAGGCTTATTGTTGCCTTTTTGTGGACGTGTTTGTCCTTCGCCTTTGTCTTTAGCCATTTGTAATAGCCAGATAGCCTGTTGACGCTGGCTGTGACCGTTTGTTTTGTTGTATTTCATTGCTTATCTCCTCGCAAGGTTGATCTACGATTTCGATAACGTCACTGATAAAGAACGTAGGATTTGCCGTTTCTTTCTCAATTAATGCAGTAGCTATTGTTCCCATCATCCTATTATCCCAGACAGGCACTTGACCCTTCTGTTCGTGATACGTAGTAAAGTCATCTCTATCTGAAACCATTTGGTTATAGAACTGCTTTGTTTCTGTAAACACAGCGAACTTTGTAGGTGATGTTTTGTATAGTACTTGTAGCGCAAAATCAAAGACAAAGCCGTTAGCAGCCTTGTAATAAAGTGTTTGACCACCGATAAGCTGCGCTAAGTTAAACCCTTCGTTAAACTCTTTCTTTGTGTATACTGACTGCTCAGATGGAATCCACGCATTGTGGTAGCCTAGAATTCCTTCTACAATGTATTCTGAACCTGCCATAAAGGCAATAGCGCAAGCAGACAAACAGATTCTACCTTGTGGTACAATTGTAGTCCACTTCTTCTCGTTAAGTAATTGAGCCATATCAAAGGCTTCATTGGCGTTTCCACCAGGTGACTGGAATGCTATCGTAGTAATGTGTGGGTATTTGTTAATTACTTTACGTAGAGTTTTAGTTATGCCAGCTGCGAACTCACCTTGAACTGCAATAGTAGGCGTGTTGTTAGCTGTGAGCACAATGATCTTATATTGCGGCTCTGCTTCTATAGGTAAGTTTCTTTGAGCAACACTTGCTGCCGTAAAGCTTACTACTAAAATTGCGGCTAGCGCAAAACTCTTAATCAATTTTAACATAATATTTCCCTTATTTTGTTTAACAAATCTTGTTTATTTGTTAGCTTTCTCGCCAAGCTCTTTAGCGATTTGGGCTGCAATAACTTCGCCTAAAGTTGTCTTTTTATTCGAGTTATTTTGAGTTCTGATACCCCAGCGTCGTTGCTGTGATCTTGTCATTTCAGATACTTTCATTGTTTTTAGTTCCCTTTATGATGTATTTCACTGGTAAATAAGTTATTTGCTGTTAAAAGCAACTTTTTTAGCCTTTGTTAGCAACTGCTAAATGTGCCGGAAAAGGCGCAGTTTCATAAGCAGTGACAGCTTGTTCATACGATTCGTACACACCCATTGTGTTAGAATTGCTTAAATTAATAAGCACAATTACAGTGTTTTGTTTACGATTTGCTAGCAGCCGAACTGTACTGCGGTCTAGTTTTTGATTATAATTTTTCATATTCTGTATGTCTTTCTTAATGCTCGAAGACCGCCAGCGACACGCTCAGGATATTTTCCTAAGTAAGTGCCTGCTGAAAGATCTTCTTTTGTGATTAGTTCTTTGTGATAATGCTCGATGGTGTCGTACTCATTTAGCATCTTTTTCGCCATGTTATCAAAGAGATCGTCTGATAGTATCGGACTGTCCTCCTTGTAATAAGCACAAGCAGCCATCAAATACCATGGGACAATCATATTAATGTTCTCTTCGATTGCCTTTTCAGCGAAGTAATCTAACGTGAAAGTCTTAGCCATACTATGCTACAGGAGCAGTTGAGGCAACAGTAGTAATATAATCGATAGCAGACATAATATAAGGCATAACAACGTTATAAGAGTCTAAGACAAAGCTTTTAATCTGCATCAGTGTGACTTTACCGTAATAAAGAGCTGCTGCAAGAAAGCCTGTTGCTGAGTATACTGCGAATTTAATCATCTGTTTAATTCCTTTAGTTAGAGTGCCAACTTGTTTGAGTTTCGTACATGTGCTGACAACCATGTAGGAAATCGTTGTGTTCATCATCTAGAAAGCGGTGATACATTCTTGCTCTTGTAAGTATAACAAGAAAGCCTTTAGGATCACTTATATGCTGATCTGCATGTGCTGCGTCTTCTAGCGCGTCAAAACGTATTCTAATTTCTTCTTTAATCTTATCGCTTGTTAGAGACATAATGCTCCTTCCTATTAAATTGAAAAGAAAGGGAAGGTCTAAGACCAACCCCATTCTCCGTCCATACCGCCAATGCTGTATTCAGTAACTCTCTTTTCAAAGAAGTTATCATGGCTAGTGCCATTAAGAATCCAGTCAAGCCACGGCAGTGGGTTTTCTTTTACTTTATAGTTTCCTTTAAGTCCTAGCTGAATCAGACGTCTGTCAGTTACATAGCGAATGTACTTCTTTACTTCTTCTTTACTAAGACCTTCGATCTCATGTTTAGCGAAAGCTAAGTCAATAAACTTATCTTCCAGTTTAACAGTCAGTCGAGCCATATCGTAAATCTTTGACTTAAGCTCATCGTTAACAATACGTGGATGCTCTTCACAGAATAATCTGAATAGCTGAGCAATACCGTCAACGTGCATAGTCTCATCTCTAATAGACCACTCAACAATAGTGTTCATGCCTTTCATCTTACCGTAGCGCTGCATATTAAGCAACATTACGAAAGAAGCAAAGAGTGATACACCTTCGTTAAGCACTGATTTAGCCATAGTAAGAGCTAAGCCAGACTGTGTAGTAGAGTCATTCTCTGTCATGTGATCAACCTTGTCAGCCATTTCAGAGTACTCTAAGAATTCAGAGTAGATCTCTTCAGGCAAGCCAAGAGTGTCATTTAACAGAGAGTAAGCACGCTGATGCTCACCTTCACGATTAGCAAAGGATGCTAGCATAACACGAGCTTCGTTGTTCTTAACACGAGGGATTAAGTGGTTGTGATAGTTATCGCCAACCGCTACGTCTGACTGAGTAAAGAGTTTAAGAATCTGTGTGACGAATTCTTTTTCGCCTGCGGATAGCTTTGTCTTCCAGTCTTGTACGTCTTCACTAAGGTCAGCTTCGTCGCCGACCCAGTGAATCTCTTCATGTGTTTTAGTTAGTTCCACAAACTGTGGGTATTTAAAAGGTCTGTAGACCTGTGATTGTTCAAGTATTGACATTATATTATCCTTCACATGCTAGGCATTCATCACCATCCTGTTCTATAGGCTTGTCTCCGTAAGCTGATAGCTGAGAGTAACCACCTATGTATTTGCCTTCGATATAAACCTGAGGCACTGATTTAACGTCTTTACGTCCTGTAACTTCAGCGGCAGTCTTACCGAGCTCTTCGATATCAACATATTCGTATTCAATACCGCGAACTTCAAACCAAGTCTTAGCTTTCTCACAGAACGGACAACCAGGCTTACCATATATAATAGTCTGGTTAGCATCAGTTAACGCTAAACGTTCTACCTTGTCACCTACGTTCTCTGCTCTCTGCTTAGCCTCTGTGCGCAAGTAATATAGACCTTTAAGTCCACGCAGCCATGCGTCTAAGTGTACGCGATTAACGTAGTCACGAGACACACCAGGTAAGAAGAACAGATTAACAGACTGACCTTGACAGATAAACTGCTGTCGGTGTGCTGCATGCTTAACAACCATAAGCTGATCTAACTCGAATGATGTCTTAAATACATTCTTTTCTTTATCAGATAGAAACTTAAGCTGCTGTACAGAACCTTTATTAACAATAATGCTCTGCCATGTCTCTTCATCGTTACGCTTATGCTTAGTAAGCAAAGTTTCAAGATGTGGGTTCTTAATTAAAAATGAACCAGCACGAGTACGGTGAGTGTAAGCGTTAGCCTTTAGCGGCTCGATAGAAGGTGAGGTTGACAGCAACAAACCAGAGGATGCATTAGGTGCAACCGCAAGTAAGTGTGCATTACGTCTACCAGTACCGATCATGTCGGGTGCTTCTTCACGCATCTTAGCTAGTTGTTCAGTAGCTGCAACAGCTTGCTGCTTTATAGTGCCAAACATAATGTGATTGTGTGAGGCAGCGGCTTCTGATTCAAACGCTAAGTCTTTGCTCATTAAGTATGAGTGAAAACCCATAGCACCGAGACCGAGAGAGCGTTCTTGCTGAGCTGAGTAACGAGCACGTGATATAGCATCAGGAGCATTCTCAATGAAGTACTCAATGACGTTATCAAGCATTATAATAATGTCTTTAACTAACGTTGTGCCTTTCCACTCGTCATACTTTTCTAGGTTAACAGATGATAAGCAACAAACAGCCGAACGATCAGGTGCTGTAGGTAAGTGAATTTCGTTACACAAGTTAGAACCGTGTATCTTAAGACCTTTATCTTTCATAGTCTGAGGTAAGCCGCTGTTAGCTGTATCAATAAAGTTAAGGTATGGCTCACCTGTTCTGAAGCGTACTTCAAGAATCTGTTGCCACACTTTACGAGCGCTAAGGAATTCACCTGTTGGTCCTTTAGCAGGATCAATAAGCTCGTATGTTTTACCATCAACAACTGCTTTCATAAAGTCGTCAGTTAAGTTAATAGCGTTATGTAAGTTAAGGCATTTACGATTAGTATCACCTGTTGGAATACGTATGTTCATAAATTCCTGAATGTCAGGGTGTGTTACGTCTATGTACGCTGCATAAGAGCCTTTACGTGTCTTACCTTGGCGGTAAGCAGTCATATCAGCATCTACTGTTGACAGGAATGGAATAGGCCCAGGGGCTTTGTCAGACACACTCCGAACATCGGACCAATGTCCGCCAACACCGCCACCAAAAACAGAAAGATAACGTAGCTCGCTACTATGATCGATAAGGCCTTCAATGGTGTCAGGTACATAAGTAAGGAAACAAGAGATCGGAAGACCTCTCTTTTCTCCTGTTGCGGGGCATGGCGCATTCGATAATACTGGACTAGCGAACATAAAGTGTTTGCGGCTAACACCATCATATAGACGTTGTGCGAGTGCATAGTCAGTTTTTCCTTTAAATGCAGACCAAGCGATTGCTGCTCGAGCAAATACCTGCTGTATGTTTTCTTCAGTTTCAATAGCGTAGAAGTCCATAATCATTCCACGCGCGTAATCGGCGAATAGTGCATCGCGCGATAAGTCTAGTTCGATTCCGTGATATTCCACTTTCATCGATTACTCCTTTTATAAGTTAATACTCCTTCATTTGATAAAAATCCCGACGACTACCAGAAGGGAGGATGGTAGCCGCCGGGCAGAGCTCAACCCTTTACAGGGAGCTCACTTTCCGTTCCCGCTTCAGGGGAATCGCAAAGTTGACACTTGAGTGTTGACCTACGTCGGTCTACACCTAGTGCTAAAAATTCGTAAGTTTTCTTACAAGATGGACAGTGTTGCCTATGCCATTTGACTGACATAAAGCTTTCACTACCCACGCTTCGATCATGTTTTGCCATGGGATAGTCCTTTAAAGTAATCCCCTAACGCAATTATTAGGGGATTGTTCTTTAACTAGCTGTATTAGAAAGCCTATCTGACAAGCGTTGAGCTACTCTGTCTAACACTCTATCTTCAATTTCACAGCGTGTTTTCTCTGAAAGCACATAAGAATTCATGACTTCATAAGCTTCGTGTGATAATGCAAGCTGAGCAAGCATTTCAACTGTAGCGTCATATAAGTCATCTTCAGCGCCTGTAAAGACGAGGTTGTCTTGTATTTCCATTACTACTTTATCAACGCTAGGCTCACGAGAGGCTAACACTGGGTTAAGCGTATTAATTATTCTTTTAAACATGTTATTCTCCTAGGCTAGCGAGCATCTGTGGCACGCCAGCATCATTTCCTGATAACAGTACACACTCAGCTGCGTATACTGGTTCGTTAGTTACTTTATTAACAAAGCTGTCATACTTGTAAGGGTTGTAAGTTACTAGCGAAGTTGCGTTCCATACGGACTCTATATTATCGCCACAGTAAGTACCTCTTACAAATGCATGAACATTCTTTACCTTCTCTTTTAAGACTTTTTGCCGACCTGCAGGTTGTACAGAGAAGCTTACGTCTTTCAAAGCGATCTTCATGGTGTGCATTACTACTTTGCCTTTGTGTCTAACACTATAGCAAGCTTTATGCAAGTTCCAGTAGATTTCAACTTTCGATCCGATAGGTAACATTGGTTAACCTTTCTAATAGGTTGTAATGATTTCGTCAGCAATACCATGTTTGACTGTTTCTTCAGGCGACAACCACTGATCTGTTTCCGGTAGCAAGTGCTTACGGATATACTTCTCGGTCTTGCCTGTGCACTTCTTATAGTGCTCAATCATACGGAATGATGACATCTCAAACTCTTTAATCTTGCCCATAAGCTCGTGCTCTTTGCCTCTGCTTCCCCACGCGTATTGATGCGACATAACAGAAGTGTTTTGAGTAACGTAGCGCTTGCCTTTAACGCCTGACATAAGGAGCAAGACACCACATGATGCAGCTAAACCCATAGCAATAGTAGATACAGGAATGTTAGACATCTTAATAGTGTCGATCAGATGGAACGCTGAATGTACAGCACCACCTGGTGAGTTAATGAACAGCTTAATTTCTTCAGGCTGCTCTGATTTAGGCAGCATGTTGTATTCAACAATAGCCTTTACTAATGGCATACAGTTCTCTTGGTTGAACTCTTTATCCATGTAAAGAACACCGTTGTTATACAGAACAAGACCAGGCTTACGCTCTTCAAACTTCTGAGGTGTTTCGGAAGCTTCCTTAGCAGGAACAGGAACTACTGCTGGTGATGGTATAATGATAGACATACTGATTTCCCTTCTATCGTTTAATGTAAGCGGATGGGTCATAGACAAATCCGTTCTCTTCAATCTTTTTGTCTTCGTAAGGCACAACTACTTCACGATAGAACTCCATCTGGGCACCAGCTAAGGCACCCATGATGTCGTTCATATCTTGGTAGCGTACTTCACCGTTTTCTTCTGCTTTACGTTCAAGATACTTCTGTATCATCTTAGCGATAACGTATTGCATTTCACCTGCGTTTATAGGTGATGGCGAGTAGGTTAGTTTAGACCGACCTGCTTCAGCGATGTACGGCATAGTAACTCCTATATTTCAATGTCAAAGACACCTTTAGCACCATCTGTTTGTGGAGCAAAGCCACCGTAAGTTAGGCGACCGGTATCATAGTTATAGACTGCAGTACCGCAATCACCGGTCAAGCCAGTGTAACGAGACTTAAGAACAGCCATACGAATAGTATTACGCTCAGTTTCAGTTTGTGCCTGTAGGTTACGAGCAAACGCTAGAATATCGAATGATATCTGTTTGATCGAGCCTGAGCCACGAATGTCGTCGAGCGATGCTAACTTGCCGTCTTCGAATGAAGAGCCTGCGGTAGTCATTTTACGTAAGTGACTAACTAAGCCAATCCATACGTTATGGCGCTTAGCAACAGACAATAAGTCATTCATGACCTTATCAATAGCTTCGTTACCTGTTAGACCGTCAGCACCCTCTGATACGAGGATAGTGATGTGGTCAACGAATAGGTACTTAGCACCCATGACACACATAGCTTCGAGAGTGTCTACGATAGAACCATCGTTCATAGAACCGTGATGATCAAGTACCACGACGCGATTACTACCAAACACTTTATCAAATCCCTGCCGAAGCTCGTCTTTGGGGATAGGCTCTTTAACAGGATTTTTGTTAATAGCCATACCGGCAAGTTTACGAGCAGATTCCGCAGGAGCTTCTTCAAGAGCAACCAAACCGATTTTCTCATCTGTTGTCTCCAGTAAGTGAAGCATGATTTCACGCAACAGAGTAGATTTACCGCTGCCTGTGCCTGATGTCCATAGCGTAATTTCGCCTGGACGCATGCCTTTAAGCTTTTCGTTAAGTCCTGTAAGACACTCTGGATAAGGCACGCTAACAATGTTATCATACTCTTCCAGCTGTTCCCACAGTACTTCTTTATCAGCAATGATGCCTGCAGGTGAATAAGGTGACGCATCCCATACGTGACGCATACACTCTTTAGTACCATGCTTAATTAAAACATCATTACAATCTTTTTCAACGCCTTTGACAACTTTTACTTTATCAAAGCCGATAGCCTTTGCAACAGCCTTTAAGCCGTTCTCGCCTGCTTCATCGTTATCGAGCCACAGAATGACTTCATCAAACGAACGCAGCCAAGCACGATTGTTCTTAACAGCTTTAATGCCTGTAGCAGATGGCATTGAGACAACCGGATAAATCTGGTTAGACTCTTGTAAGCACGCCTGAGCGTAAGACATAGCATCGAGTTCGCCTTCGGTTAGTACGACACGTTTGCCGCCTTCACGAAATACAGACTGGCCGAACAGTTCAACGTCTTTAAATTCGCCAACAATCTGAAACTCTTTAGTTGCTACAACACGCTTTTTAAACGCACTTAGCTTACCCGCAATAGTGTACGGATAATAGTGCTCAGTAATAGTATCGCCTGACATGCCTGCGGTAACACCGAAGTGTGCTGTTACACGTTTGTCAATTAGACGTTCCCTAAAGCCTTTATTACCGAGCGACGCAATTTCTTCGAGAGAAAGCTGAGGCACAAACGCTGTCATAGCTTTCTGCTTCTTAGGTTCTGGCTGTACATTGTTTTCTTCAATATATGCATTGTAATCCTTATAGTTATGGTTACAAGAATAGCAGAATGCATGGCCATCAGAGTAAACCTGTACGGCGTCTGATGAGCCACACTCTCCGCATGGTTGGTTTTTCTCTACAATATGCGAATCAGTCATTTTGCTCCCTACTAAACACTACAATAAATGCAATCGAAATTGCTATAATTACGTCAACTAGAATCATGCTAGCCATACCGGTTAAGATATAGTTATATGGTTCTGCAGTACCTTCTACGTGTAGCGTGTAGGCATAGATTGGATAGATTATGGCAAATGCAAGAATCATAAGTTTCCACATTATTTAAACTCCTTAACTTCTACTTTAATATACTCTTGGCCTTTCTTAACGTGTTCTTTCTCGATAGTTACTTTAAATACGTACTTATCGTTGAATTCGAACAACAGCTGAAAGGTGTCGAGTAATGGTTTAATACAGTTATCTACATCAGCAAGCTTAGAGCTGAGCCCGACTTTAACATCAAAGTCAAGCTCGTCTTCAGGTTTAAAAGGCCATGCCTTGCGGTCAGCAACCTCTTCATACATGAACTCTCTAAACATACGATATTCTTTAGTTAGCTGCTTAGCACGATAGAACATCTTGTTAGCTGATAATGGTTTAACGTCAAACTTCTGCTTGAATATTTTCTTGCGCGCTGGCATCGATAATCTCCTGCAGGTTAAACACATAACCATGATACGGCAAAATTGTAATAAGCTTGCCGCAGACATCAAGGCATTCAAACCAGTCATCTGGCTGACGCTCTTGCCATACTTCAATAACCTTAGACATACGTTCGCCCATAGGTGCTTCGTTTAAGTAAGCCTGAGCTTTCTTAGGACCGACACGGTATAAGCCTTTAATGTTGTCAGCGCTATCGCCTGTTAGTAACTGTTGGTGATAAAGGAAGTCTGCTTGGTCTTCTGATTGCCACTCAATAATCTTTTTCTTAGGATTATAGTGACGACCTGGAATACACTTGAGATCTTTATCTTCGGCAATGACAATAAATTCTTCGCCTGCTTCAATAGCTTCGTTAGCCCATATGCGGACTAAGTCGTCAGCTTCCATGCCATCCGCTGGGATAGCACCATAGTGATTGACTAACCGACTGTGAACAGCGGATAGCTTTTGCTTAAGCTCGTCATCGAGACCCTTGCGGTTTGCTTTATAATTTTCGGCAACATCTTTGCGATAGTTACCTTTGCCTTTAACAGCAATCTTAACATTGTCTTGATCACACCAGGAGCCTTCCAGAGCATCGATCATAAGATCATCTAGCATCTGTACTGCGTCTTCGGGTGTTGCTGAACCTCGTGCAGCCCAGTGGACTAACACGTCAGCGTCTATAATACCTTGCATTAATATTTTCCTTTTAAGTTATATTCGAACAACAACCAGTTTTCGAGATCGTATGCTTCTAACTCGTGGGGTTGATCGGGGTAGGGTAAGTCATAGTCGAACTCATCGCCACGCTCATTTTGCATGACGTGCACAAGTTCATGGCAGACCATTCGCTTAAAAGCACTTAGGTCTTTAAGTAGCACGCTCTTGAAACCAATTTCATAAGAGCGGAACTCTAAGCCATCACAGATTTCTGTATCTGCAAACCCACAGTAAGCCTGAGCCTCATCATTCATGTCGAAGTCTTCAACCTCGGCGTTAATGAGTAATAAGCGCTCAGACTCAATTTCGTGGAATAGGACACCACCGATATGTTTAAATATATCAGCTACAACATCATCAATTACGAACATGTTATTCCTTTCCGTCACAGCCTCCGCAGCCGCAACATTTAAAATAGACAGACAAATCAGGCTCAAGCCAATCATCAGGCTTAGCCGCATCTGTCACTTCAATACCAGCAGCACGCAGCTTTGCGCCTGCCACTTTCTTCATATTAGCCATGTGTACTTTACTAAAGGCTTCTTGAACTTGCTTTTCGCTTAAACCCATTTCATACATACCGCCAATAGCGAAATAAATGATATCGATAAGAGCGTCAAGCTCGCCTTCAGGTGTTGTTGCTTCAGCAAACTCTAGGCACTCTTCAGATAAGAAGATAGCTCTAGCATGGTGTTGCTGAATAGTCATTTGTTGTGGTTTAGTTGGTTGAGTTTCTTTACGTATTTCGCTATTAAACGCGTATACTTGTTTAAGCATCTTTCATACCTGCTATTATTTTAAAGTTTGTTATAAACCCTTTGTTGTTCATTTCTGAGTCCATTAGTGCTACTATAGCAACCGCAGGAAAACAAAGGGTTGCCATTATACGATTAAACATACAAGTGCTCCTGTAATTCCTCTTCATCAGAGTACACTTCGTCTAAGAACCTGTAACAGTGCCAAGACCAAGCGTTCCACTCTGAGTCAGTAAGAAGACCATCAACGAACTGCTGATAGCCTTCTTCCATGTAGTAATCAAAAAGACCTTTACGGAACTTTTTAGTTATTGTGCCTACAATCATTAGCAGTTAGGCTCCATGAAGTTTTCGTAGCGATCGTCCATGTACTGCTGAATCAGCTTAAAGTGGCGTGAGTAAACGTGTGCCGAGGCAACTTGCCAATGGATGTCGCCACGCTCAGCACCGAGTTGGTCTGCAACCATGTCTGAACACCACTTATGCCAATGCATATCAGCACGGAAACCGAAGATGATGTCGTTAGAACGCATCTGCACTGTTGTTTCGAGTACGCCATCACGGATGTTGTACATTACTGCATTAGTGCAAATGAAATCGGACATGCCATCTTGATTCCACTCTTCATGAATTGACGGACGAGTGTAGATCGCTGCTGCTTGACGTGAGGTTCTATCACGCTTTAACGTAGCTATCACTTTATCTATCTGTGAGCCGTTGTCTGGGTGCATTGCTAAGTAGCCGTAGTTAGAGTTAACATTACGGTTGTTATCAGCGATAATATCCCAGATCTGAACTTTCTTACCCCACATGTGGAATAAGCCGTCTACGTTACGCGACATTGACTTAAACCACTCAAGTTCAGCTTCAGCGTAATCGTAGTTAATCTTACCGAAGATGTTATCTTCATCGGCAACGAAGGTCAAGCCTTGTATTTCAAGCATCTTGCCTGCTTTAATTGTGTCAATGAAATCACCTTCAACGTATTTCATGCAGAAAGCGTCACGGACATCTTGTACTGTGTTTTTAATCATTATTTTCACCTTCAATTAAGTTTAAGTTAGCTGGACCGAAGTAAGCAAAGCCGCCGCGCCATGTTAGCGTACAGCCTACTGTTTGGCCTACCATCTCTTGTATTCGTTTATCATCTGATCTGCTAATCCAGTCGGGATTACAGTTAATCATTTGATCGTCAACGTAAATCACGTAGAACTCTTTTGCTGCCTTTTTACTTTTAGCAACGCCTGCTTGTATCTGAGCGCTTACTAGTTTGCCTTGTACAAAGTCGCGTTGGTGTTCGAAGGCTAAGCCGTTCTCTGTGTATTCAGTGTCATTGTTCCACTTATTGTAGTACAACTTATCTTGTCTTGCGTTGATTGCTCGCAGCCAGCCTGTCTCGAACGCTTGCATTTCACGGGCTGAGCCGTATGCTAGTATTGTGCGCTCGAAACATTTAGGATCTGCCTTGTAATCAACTAGGAAGTCTTTGCTGCTAGCCACGTAGCCATCATCTGGGTGACCGATGTGAAAGCCGACGTAGGCTCTAGCATTACAAATGTTTTGCCATTGGTAAACAAAAGCTTCATGTTTAATTGTCATTATTTCTCCTGACCTTGCATTTTGCCTTCAGCGTATTCGACAAGAAATGCCGCATAGTTAATTAAGTCGCGTGCACTGTCTTCAATACCTTCAAAGTTATGTTCGCCGTCTCTCACAATCTGTGACTCGAGACGCTTGACCTTAGTGAAACACATATACCAGATATCACGTAAGCCGTACGGGTAGTACTCTGCTTGCGGGAAGCCATTGTATGCTGCACCTTTCTTTTGCATTAAGTCAGCACACTCATATAGAACTTCTTCAGCACGACGTGCAGGTGCTGGGTTTGCTTTAGGTGCAGGTATGTCATAAGTGTTCATACCGATATTCTCTTCAAACCACTGATACATCATAACCCACTCAGCGCGTTCCATGATGCCGTACTGAATGTCAGCAACTTCATCGAAGATACCCATAGCATCAAAGCACGCATCGCCGTCAAGACCGTAGAATTCACGGATTTTCCAGTCAATTGCTTCAGGATAAACCATGTAGTCACGTAGTTTATTAACACCGCTTTGCTGCATGTTTTCTCTATACTCATTGCCGAACTCTTCAGCGATATCGTTAGAGGTCTTAAAAATAAAGAACCTAATTTCTTCTTCTTTTTTATTAATCATAATTGTTCCACTTCTACGCCAGCTGTTTTAAGGAATGTAAGTCCCGACTCGCATCGGTAGGCGTCTAGATATACGAGTCTTGTTATGCCTGCTTGATAGAGCTGCTTAGCACAGTCAAGACAGGGTGATAGTGTTACATACACAGTTGAGCCTTCTGAGCTCTGTGTACTGCGAGCAAGTTTAGCGATAGCGTTGCTTTCAGCGTGCAAGACATACGGATTTGTTTCGTTAGATACTTCGCACGCATTAGCAAAGCCGCTTGGCATACCATTCCAGCCAATAGCCAAGATGTTAGTACCTTTTACTATAACGCAGCCGACTTTAGCTCTCGTAGCATATGACTCAGAGGCAATGCGTCGAGCTATATCCATGTACATCTCATCTTGTTTAGATTGATTAGGCATTTATTTAGCTTTCTTTAGCTCATTAAAGCGGATAGTTTCGCCTGAGTTACGAGCACCGTAAGCTAACAGTGTTGCGTCAGACACGGGACGATTCTCTTGCCATGCTTTAAACTTGTTTTGTAGCTTATCCCATTCGCTTGTCTTGGCACCTGGCCAGTTCTTAGACACTGTTGGATATAAACCTTTAGAGGTGTAGTTATTACCTGATTTTTTCTTAGCCATTGTTTTATTCCCTTATCTGTAGTTTCTTGAAGCTTGTTCTCTAACTAGCTCATTCAAAATATCTTTCGAGATTTCCATTGCGGAATCTGTTATGCTTGCTTCCATTTCGTCTGAAAGTTCTTTGCCATTAAGCCCTCGAGCGACAGTAACCATAGGCACTAACGCAGGCATCATAGCCTCAAGCATAAAGTCATAAACCATTTCATCCATGTAAGCTTCAAAGTGATCTGCAAACTGTTCTGCTAACTTAGTGCACTGCATGAGCTGTCTCCATTAGGTCAATTACTTCGTCGTCGCTAAGCTCAGCGAACACACGAAACATTTCTATTATCATTCTTTCTTTGCCTTTAATAAAGAACAAAGGGTCACCCGCTATTGGTCCTACGCCTTCAGCAATGCCTACGACTTCAAGATCAAAGCAGTCCATGGCTTCTGTAAGCTGCGAGACTTCTTCAATACTGTCTGTGTCAATAGCCAGTTCAAGCTCAACAATGTATTCTGGTTTGTTAGACATTAAACCATCCTTTCAAGACTAGCTTCAGGAACGCCTGCCGCACGTAGCAGCTCAATTTTCTTTTCAGTTGTTACATACATTTCTTGACCATCAATGTAAGTCCAGGAAATGCCTTGCTTCCGCAACATTGCTCTCATATTTAGCTCTAGCCGCATAAGATCACCGGTTGCTTCATGTACTTTACTTTGCTGACTAGATGTCAAGCCTGTACGCATCTCTTC